GCTGATATCGTGCAATCTAAACACAGCCACCCGACACGGCGCCACTTCTTTTTGATGCGGACGTACACAGTCTTTATGTCACCTGCGGGGATCGGCGTCCCGACGTTCAACCTGGCCAGATAGGTACTGGCCTGCGGGCAATTCAGATGCTTCTGTAGCTTACTCATTTTTGTAGACGATAAATGCAGCGCTCTATATCGGCCGAGTGATATTTTGAGGGAAACAATTACGGCGCCCCCAGGGTAAGCCTATGCTCAAAGATAGCCTTCTTCGGGTTATACTCAAAGCGAATCCCGACTACACGAAACGAGACGGCGGCCTGATTGGCTCCGGCATCCGATATTTGCACCACGTCGAAAAGCTCCTGGCCACAGTTCGGGGGTATGAGAATCAACCCCTTTTTCGTGGTGATTCGCATCTTCGACAGGATAGCGGCGGCGACCGATGCCGCCTGGGCGGTCAACGGAACGGCCTGTTCCTGCTGGAAGTCTAGCCTCTCCCCAACCAGCGCCCCCTCAGTGGCATCAACGGCCGTGCCGTAGATGGGGTTGCCGTAATCGTCCTGCCCGATAACATAGACCCGGTTTACTTCCGGGGATTCAGTATTGTACTGGCCGTCCAGGATAACATGCCAGACATACTTCAAGAGCGTTGGGCTGCCGAGGGATATTTGCTGAACAACGCTCTGAGGTAAGATGATGCCATAGATACCGACGGAGGGCGTGCCGTAGGCAATGGTGACGATGATGCCTGGCGGCGATAGGGTCTGGGGATAGCGCAATGCCGGCGTACCGACGGCTACGACCTGGACGATGCTTGACGGCAAGATAGTAAGAGCTGAGGTCAGGACTGTGGGTGTGCCGTAGGCTAAAAGCTGACTGATGCTGGCGGGTAACAAGACTGGACAATACTCTGATGCTGGGGGTGTAAAATCACTTGTCCATCTGGCTATACCTTTGGAAACTCTGACCTCATCAATCCAACCACTCAGGTAGTAATTATCTACATTGGTACGAAGTCTCCCAACAGTTAACCCGGTCCCTGCGGAACTGTAATTATAACCCGTGCAATCCTTCGACCCGACTGAAACACCATCGAAATACATAGTCAGGGTATTCCCGTAGCGCACTATCGCTACATGAGTCCATGTGGTATCACTAAGTACTGAGCTGCTCAGAAGGTCCTCCGCCCAACCGCCACTAGCGAAGCTAGTTAATCTTACTTTGTTAATCTTGCCGGCGCCTCCAAAATGAACCTCAAATCCTGTAAGAGCTGAGCTATTGGCACATAAAATACCAGCATAAGCGGATTGGTCGCCATTTCTCCGAACCCAGAAGTCGATAGTCCAATCCCCAGTTCCAAAACCCCAGTCGGCGTGATTGGCTGTAGCAATATAGTCACCGGTGCCGTCAAATAGCCCGCTGGCTCCGCCGAATTTCGACTGAGCTGTGTCTATTTGGGCATTGCCATAGGCTGAGAAGGCATGACCTATCTCATCAGTAAATACGGTGGAGCCGTCCGCCCCATTCATATGGAGCATTAGCTTAGTGTAAGAATCCCAAGCCATTTTCTAAACCTTTCAGGTATAGATTTTAAGACAAGCGGAAGATTTTATCGGCGCCAGCGCTCCACTGGATCGTGATATTAGAACCATTTGGAGTGCATGGCAAACCGGTCGCCGTGTCCAGCAGAGCGATTAGCAGAGCTGATTCCGCTCCGGTGTGCTGATAGATTGCGATGTACTCGAACTGATCGCCCGTCACTGCGGCTACGGTGATATCATCCGCATCGAAGACACCGTCGGTGACCGTCTTATTCTGCAGTGCGCCGCTGACGGCTACTCTGGCGGCTGCCGGTATGTCGGCCAGAGTCGCATGTGTGGCTAGGACGGGGGTGTAATCTGCCCCATCGACGAAGATTGCTCTGATGTCGTTTGTGTCCAGGTCGATTGTTCCATCTAACAGATGCTGCTTTGCTTTAGTATAAAGACTATTCGCCATAAAACTCTCTCCTTTCTCCCCCTACTGAGGGAACCTGAATTTATAGACAACGGTATCCCCCGCCTGGGGGTGGACAATATAACCGTCAAGCCCAAAAAAGTAGATAACATCAGGGACCATGCGGAGCAACCGCTTGAGCACGCCGGCCGCCGACTCCCCAGCGCCGACCTCGAAACGAGGGTACAAACTGGTAATCAGACTGCTCCGGGACTTATAGTCCAGCGTGCCCCCTATCGCCTGTACTACTTTCTCGATTAACTGATAACAGGTAAAATCATCAGAGCCTGAATTCCACTCCACCGGCTTGTTGAACTGGTAGCGAGTAAGCAAGCCCCAGGCATCGGTACAGTGCATAATGAAGGCGGAGAGATTGGGATCCCGCTTATACTCCATCGCCTCGACAAAATACCTGGAGGCCTCGGAGAGCTGGTCACCTGACGTAGTCTTGTAGCCCAGATGAAGATTTACCCGCGCCCCCCTCTTTAAGACGGCTATTGCTCCGGAGCCTGGTGAATTATAAGTACCTTTGGCATTATCCAGCTCGACGACCAGCTCGGACGGCTGCTCGGGATCCACGGCCTCGGCTATCCGGGCAATCTTGGCTACGGGAATGGTAATTTTAGTGCCGGCGCCGCTGCCTGGCGTTGGGGGGCTCCATGAACCTACGCAAGCGGCACGCCAGACCTCATTAGGCTGAGTAGCCCATATATACCCACCGGATGGGTCTGCGGCTAAAGCCATGCCCCTGGAGGCGCTGGTATCAATGAAGCTGGCTTTATTCCAGTTATAATCAATGAAATCCGTGCCCGGCTTTAAGCGATATAGCCAGGGCTGATTCTGCCGGGACAAGGACAAAAGCGGCCGAGCGCATGACGTTGGCGACTTTACCAGGTATGGACCTGAAACGTCCAGGGTCTCACCTGCCAGAGCTGCAAGCACCGCATGATAGCGCTCCCAATAAGTAGAAGCCGTCCTGGGCGCCCAGGGACCGTAAGGCTGCATCCGGCGAAAACCGACCGGCCAGCCGACCTCGAAAAGACGCAACCTCACCTGGGCGGCCACGTCGACCCTGGCTCTCCCTAATCCGATTTTGGCATCTGTGGCCCAGGTGCCGGCAGTCACTTTGTAACCATCGCCGTAAACCATGCGGACGACAGACAGATAGCTCCCCTCCTGTACCAGGGCTATGATATTCCAGTCTCCATCGTAATACATGGCCAGGTCTGCAATTTCCCAGTCCCCGGAGCGCTGGCCGAGGCCAGTACTCCAGGTACCCCCGGTGCGCTTCTGGATATACAGGCTGGTGGGGTCGTTGATATCCGAAGCATGCACTATCATGCAATCACCATTCGGCTTATAGGCTATAGCGACTCCCCGCTCGCATGGGCGGGCATTTGACATAATAGTCCAGCTCCCCCAGGTGGCGCCGTAGTCGGACGACTGGCGGCGGTATAGGTTGGCTGCGTCCATGGCGACGGCCATTACCTCAGCTCCCTGGGAAGCGATGGCCACCTTTGAGACGGCCGGCACACCGCCAAAAGATGAACCCCAGCTCGAGTATGTGGATAAGGGACCGGGACTCGTTACGCGCGAGACGTAGCAGCCGGTACCGTCTTTGCGGATGCGGATTAGTGAACCATCCCCGGGGATAGTAACGCCGTGGGAATCCTTCGCCTCGCTCCCGGAATAGAAACGCTGCCAGGCAAAAGACTCCCACTGTATGTCACCCTCGGCCGTAGCGGCAGGGTGGCCGTAGGCCTGAACTTCTAGCTTAACCAGGGGCTTACGAGGCGTGCCTGTCTTTTGGGCTTCTAACAAAGCATCTGAGATACTTCTCATTTCTTCCTCGCCCAAATGAGATAGACTGCTGTTCCGACAAGCAGCACTATACCTAGTATGGTTCGCCAGTCGAAAGCCATCAGCCGCTGCTATATTCAAGCAGCTGGCCAGCAAGATTACCAACGCCATAGAGCGTATCATTAAACGGAGCTAGCCGCTCCCTCCAGTCTATTTTGGTCGTTGCCAGCTGGGATAAATTATTAGCTGACCGCATAAGGCCATTAAAATCCTGGTTAAAGGCAATGGCCTCCGGCGTCCAGCCGCACTCGCCGAATTTCTTCTTGGTCTCTTCGGCGACCCAGTCCTTAGCAAATACAGCCAGGTCAACCATGTAATTCCAGTATTCCACTGCCTGCGAAATGTGCACACACTTGGTCAACTGGCCGATATCCCGCGCCTTATAAAGAACGGTACAGGGGTTCTGATCCTTGTACGTCTCCTTAACGGTGGCCAGAACTTTTTCATGGAATTCTTTGGCCACGAAAGGCGGGGGCGCCATGACTACAGGCGTAATTTGCGCCTGTGCCTGCGCTGGCTGAGCTTGTGCCGCTGAAGTGGCTCCTGCTACTAATGCAGGGGATTTTGAGGCTATGCCATTGCCATTAGTAAGCTCTACAACTTTCACCTTCTCTTTCTCGGCGTCGACCTTGCCCTGGGTCAAAATATAGAAGACGCCGGCAGCGGCAGCAGCCAGAGACGGCACGAAGTCCATAATGGTCTTCTGTGCCTCTGGCTCAGTAATGAACATGGGAATCAGGGTTGCCAGGACTGTGATAATGAAAGCACTGTATTTCTTCTTCCCATCCAAGAATTTTTGAATCATCGTTATACTCCTTCTGAATTTTCGTTTTATATAAACCCCAGCTTCGGGGATATCCTGGAAGGGGTTATGTAAAGTAAAACAGCGCCCCTTACTTCGATATAAAGCCCCCCCGAATGAAAGCCGAGGGTGATTCCACCTGGGTCTAACTATTCAACCAGAGCGGCCAGGGTATCGGGTACCGGCTTACCGTTCTCAGAGTAATGCCGGGCCAGGTGCTTGGCGGCGTCAAGGATCTGCTGCTCGGTAGCTTCGACCCTCTTACCCCGGAAGCCCCCACGACTCAGAGCTGCCACGGCTGCTGCCAGGTGCTCCCAGTCAGTTGTCCGGTAATGGCCAATCTTCCCTTTAAGCGCCCGGAGTATTGCCCTGGTGTGATGCGGCAGCTTCCAAGTTTCGGGATCGTCGACATCACCAACGATGGCAAACGCCTGATGCGGAAGACCCTCTTTTAAGCGGGGTAAGCCTTCCTCGATTTTTGAATTACTCATAGTCGTCTCCTTGAAATAAAGTACTCAATTTCAGCTTTCGACCTCTACCAAAACGCTTGAGCTGGGATTTGAATTCTTTGAGCATGCTGGCGCCCCATCCCTGGTAATCGGTATCGGCTTTCTCCCCACCAAAGCCGGCCGTGTCTGTTCGGTACTGCGCCTCAGACAATAAGGCGTAAGCAGCTGCCCCCTGGGCCAGGACGTCCTCGAGATAGGCTGGGATCGTCGACGTAGCCCCCAGGGTGTGCATCGCTCCCCAATAGACATAGCAATTCGTACCGTCCCCCTCCACGCCGCCTATCAAGGTAATGATGGCAATATAGACGGTGAAGCGCGGATAGCTCCTGGGGGACTCCCCCACCGGGAACTCGACGCGGTCGACGGAGACCCGGTTTGTCAAAGTCGATATCGAAATTTCTGAACTGCCGGCAACTGTGGCCAGAGTAGACTTTTTCTCATCGGGGATATAGCGAGATAGCTCGGCCACGGCTTTAGCAATGGCGCGGTCAATCTCCGTATCCTGCCAGCGATAATTGGCGGCGTCCTCATCTTTGAGGTCTCGCCTAACCAGGGTGCGCATCGTGCTCAAGTCCATTTCATCAGCTCCTTTCCTGTACGCTGGGCGGGGGAGCTGCTGACTCATTCGTAAGAGCCCAGCTCCCCCCTCTCCCAGCGCGGAGATGTATACCTAAAAGTGGCGGAGGTTAAACACCACTATTAGGACGATAGCGAATCCGGCCGGCTATTCAGGAAGAACATCACCTCGGTGTCACTCAGAGCTAAACCGAGGATGGTATTGCAATCACCGGTGGTCGCTGGGGCAGTCTGAGTGAACATACCGTTGTCTGTTCCCTCGGCTGCATAGACATAGCCACCAGGCGTAGCACCTGTAAAGCCGCCTATTACTGGCCGTGAAGATACAGGGACCGAATCTCCAATTTTCCCATCGGCTAAAGCGATAAGTCTTGCCTGTATCGCCGTGCCGACGGTGGCCAGACCTCTTTTCCAACCTGAGCTGTAACCAAGGTGATCACCGCGGCGGCACGCCTCGGCTAAAACTACGGTCGGAGCTGCCGGTCCTACACCGGCATTGATGATTAGCCTGTTTACTCCAGGATCTGCAAAGGCCATATTCTACTCCTTCCTCATAAGGTTACCCTATGAGTATTTTAGTCCTGCACGCCTATTAAGGCGGCGCGGGTCTGCAAGCAGAAGTCTACAATTGAGACATACCACTTGATCCGGGTCCTGCTGCCATCCTTGCCCTCCAGGGCACCTATCGGCTCTGCCTGGAGACCTCCGTTGGTGGCACCACAGACAGACCCCTCACCGAAGCGAAGGGCGTATATCGTGGAATTGGTGGCGCCGGTGATAGCCGTCTCCACGCTACCCACCAGGGTATGGGTGTCCAGGATCCAGTCATTGATGCCAATGGGGACGCCGTTATAGAGCTGTATCCAGTCACCATACTGCCCCTTGACTGTCTCCATATAGGAACCGCTGGCTCTTACCAGGGCGGTGACCTTTCGGCGTGACCTGCGGCTCATCAGCAGCAAATCGGGCTTGCCACCTCTGACAGCGTCAATCAGCTCATCGATCTTGGCCAGGGTTAAGGTGGCGCCGGTGGCGGCCATGGCGATTACCTGGCTGCTGGCGGTACCGGTGGTTATGAGCTTGATCAAGCCGTTAAAGGTGTTGGCATCACCTGTGATGCCCAGGTAGTTGGTAGTCGAGCCGTAGATGAACTGCTTCTCGAACTCGTGCCTGCAGGCCTTGGCGGTCAGCTCGATAATAGCCGCCTCGATATCCTGGATATTGGAGCGGGTCTGCTTGATGAAGTTGTCTACATCAGCATTCTGCCCCAGGATAGCCAGCGTGGCGGTGAGCTGATCAAAGTCCGGGGCTGGGCTGGTTGCCCAGTCGGTATTCACTGCGTGCCACTCGGCGGTTGGCAGTGTTTTCTCACGGTTATACGTGAGGCCGTTACCGATGATATCGATAAACGGCAGCGCCTGAAGGACCGGTGAATCCTTCAGGATGGTCTCGATGATGCCCTGTAAAAGAACATCATTAGACAGCTTGGATCCTTCTGCTAACGTTATTGCCATCGCTTAAAAGTTCTCCTTTTTTACTACTCGACCTGGCTCAGTCCAGCTAAGACTCCTTCTTCTTTTTGGCCTGCTCCAAGCCGGCAGTGATTTTTTCCTTGGTGCTCATGTTCTCCGTGTTAGGACCGGTGCGCTGCGGAGCTCCCGCCGGCACCTGGGCGGCAGTCGTCTGCTTCGCTATCGCCTCCTGGACATTGGCCACCAATTTGTTAGCTCTATCCAGGGACACCTTGATTTCCTCGACCGAGTTCCCATAGATAGCTTCCGATGGCACCAGGGGATTGGAGATAGCGGCTAGCTTCCTGAAATCCTCTACAGCGTAAGCATAGGCAGCCTTCGCCCCCTCAAAGTCACCCTGTAAGGCTTCGAGCTTTCCGACCTTCTCGTTAAGCTCCACCTGCTGGCCAGCTATCGTATTTTCGAGAGCTGTTACTCTCTCCTGGTATGGCTGGACTGCCAGGGCGACCGCTTCGGTGGTCTTGACCTTCTCTGCTTCGAGTTCGGCTTTCAGTGCTTCATACTCTGCCTTCGCGACAGTCTCGTTGGTTTCTCCTGCGCCCGGAGGATTTGATTCTTGATCATTAGCCAATTTGTTTTACTCCTTGCCTTTATTCAGTCAAAGTCGCAGACTCCATTTCAGCAGCTGTCGCTCTCTCTCGCGCGCCGCCGCGGGTGGACTGCGCCTTATTCTGCTGATTTTGTTCCAGGATTTGACGCCTCTCATCTAACCACTTCGCAAACTCAGCCTCAGGGTCTCGTATCCCCAGCTCGTCCATGGCTGTACGCCTGGAATGGACTCCCGACTGGACGAAGAGCTGCTCGTTTTGAGCTAGCCTGGCTCTATCCTGAGGAAGTACTGACCCCCATATAATGCGGGTATCAATGGTAGTAAAATCCTGCCTGGTAAACTTCTTATGTAAAGCGAATATCATCTGGCACCGCCTGATATAAGCTACTGTCCGGGTGATTCTTTTTCTCCTGACCTTCTGCAGAAGCGACTGTAGCTCCACCTCGAGGGCAACGCCCGACAACTCCCGCTCGATGCCGCCGTAGGCTGCCCTGGGGGACTCTGATAGGTCATGGAGGCAGCGGTAGAGCATATCGATGTAATCGACGTGCAGACGGATGCCCCCGCCGGCTAACAAGTCCAGGAGATAGGCTTTCGCTTCTTCCGGAATAGTCCACACCTGGCCGGGCGCTACCTTTATTTCCTCGGCGGATTCCACGCCTTCAAGTACTGCGATCGGATTTCCTGAGACTTCCAGGATGCGTGACAACTGGCTTAACTCGCGATTCATTTCCCGCTGTACCTGCTTGAGCGGTGGTATATCGGACATGCCCCAAAAATGCTTCGGCTGCCTGACATTGGGGAAAATGACAAAAGGTATAAAGCCGTAAGGATTCGGCTTGTCATCGAGGACGTCGCTATCCAGGAAGAGCGTAAACTGCTTCTCTGTCCACAGCTCAGTGATGGTACTCGATGCCTTCTGAGTATCTTTATTGTAAAGCTGCTTAATCTCATCCTTGGTCATAGGATAGCGGCTAGCCACTCTCCAGACCTTCGAGAGGTCGTCTCCAAACCACCAGGCGTAAAGACCGTTTACATCGGGGCTGGTGACCCTGATACGCTTCTCTACAGCATCCCAGGTGACCTTATAGCATCCGTCCCCCAGGATGGCCGTATCAATCTCAGTTTCATAGTCCAGCTCCTGGAGGTTATTCTTAGAATACACCTGATAAAGCACCGCCTCGGCTTCCCTGGCCGTTTTCTTGGCGCCGTCGGAATCATCGACCGGTACGCATGAGAAATTAAGGCTGTCGGTTAAATACGAGGTCAGCTTATCGATGGCGATCTTGGCGTAGTTGAAGACGAGCTGGCGATTCTTTCCTACCTGCGGCCATTGCTCCCCATTATAAAAATCTAGATTCGTCTTGTAATCGGAGAGGCGGGTTTTATCGACCTGCGCCAGAGACGTGGGATTAAAATCAGTCATTGCGTTCACCTCCAATAGCCTTTCGCGGAGCTGCTTCCTGAGACGCCTGGACTAGCAAGGCCAGGCTGGAAAGATAATCATCATGGCCGTCAGCGGGATCCACAAAGAAATTGAGCGTTTGATTCGGCCTATAGACGCTCTTGGCTTTCTCGAGCTGCTTGAATAGCTCCTGATAATCGGTTGAACCGTCCCCCTTATAAATCTTTAGCCTGCCTGAATTAACGGCTGCCAGTAGGTCAAAGCCGGCTTCCGACTTCGACTTCTGCGTGAACTTGAACGGCACTACTTTAGGACCTATGGCGTTCCGTAGAAAGCTGGTCGTCGGCTCCCCTATACCGGTAGCGTCGCAGACTATCCTGGTACAGTTCCAGGTGTTCTTGAAGATATCCACGAGCTGGTTGTGGAGTATGGGGTGCTTCTCCCCAACCCAGGCGTAGTGCTCCACGACATCGATATGACAAGCTTCCTTACTATTAGCCGGCATGGTCACCTCGGCTATCGTAACGATAGTGGCGTCCCTGCTGGGGCGGGTTAAAAATTCCTCCTCGAGCTGCTCTTCCTCACCGGCGAAATCAACCGCGGCAATATAAATTTTACCAGCTTGCGGCTTCCGGAGGCGTGGATGCGCCCCCTGCATTACGGCGAGCTGCTGCCGGGTGAATAGCCCCCCACCGCCTTTGAGCGGCAATAGGGCGTACTGTGTGCGCCACAGCGGGTGACTCTCTCCCAGGCGGGCCAGCTCGGACTCGGCGAAGCGGCCATAGGCGGGGTTACACTTGGCCACTTCCTGCCAGTCATATCTGAAATGGCGCTTGATGCCGTCTTTCCTTTGCAGCTCAAGGTTGGACTGCTTAATCTCCTCTAATAAGGTGGTATCATCCCAGGTCGTGCCATAGTGCACTGTAGTGGCATTGCTGGATGATGCCATGGGACGAAACTCTTTAGTGTACTTATCCTTCGATACGTCCTGGGACTCATCAACTTCAAGCAGTACCTCGGCCGTGTGGCCAACCACTGAGCTGGTTTCATCAGCCGATAGGAAAATCCACCTGGCATTGCCGAGCCTGATTATGTAACCCGCCTCAGTAAACCATAGGCCAGTGAAGCCAAAATCGTTGAGCCGGTCTTTAAGCCGGCCGATCGATATTAAAGTCTGCGGCTTGAAAGTCGGAGAGCACTTAACCGAAGTTCCACTGGATGCCATAAACATGGTCATTAAAAGCACCTCGAGGTGTACTGACAGCTCATTCTTTCCCCCCTGGCGGGCAATCTCCACCGAAAAGGTTAAGCCCTGGTTACCCTGGACACTCTCAATGACAGCCTTCGCTACTTCTGCCTGATAGGGTCTCAATTTCATCTGATCAATGCCTTTATCCCCAGAGGGACGGCTATCTCAGTCAACACCTTAGCGATAGCATCCTTTAAAGACCGCTTCTGTTCCTTACTGATGTTATAGCGGGTGCGTACCAGGCGGGCTATGGTATTCGCAGCGGCGAGGGCAAGCTCGATATTTTGTGGGTCACTTTGAATAATGGAGCGGAGCTTGATGCGAAGGACAGCGATTTCCTCGTCTAAACCGTCTATCCCCCGGGCTTCCTCGAGCTGCAGCTCCTCAGCCTTATCTAGGGCTTTGCTGTAGAAACCGTGCTTCTTGGCGTTCTGGTTGCCCTGCGGGGCGCCTTTTTTCACCATAGCGTCTCTGCTCCTTTTTTGCGGAAAGCAAACCGAAGACGAGGACATGGGCTGCCAGGTCGAAGCGCTGCTGTTCCAGGGCTACTTTGAGCAACTTCATGCTAATAATTCCATTTTATGTAAAGTACCCCCATTATGTCAAGTGGTTATGTCAAGTAAATTCTCTTTTGCCTGGGGGGTGGTTCTACGGAAAGCTGCGGGATAGCGGACTTCCCTCTCACCCGGTGGGACGAACCGCATCCCCAGGGCCTTAAAAATACCCTCCTCGGTCTCACCGGCTATTTTACGGTCCATACCGTCATAAAGCCCCTCACCCCCAGCGTGTAAAACCCAGCCTCTTGACCGGGCTTGGATGCATAAGCAGACGTTGTACTCCTTTGAACCTGTCCTGATCAGTAGAATAGTGCCCCAGGTCTCTGCCGTAGCCCAATAGATGTCGACTGCGGCATCGAACTGCGCCCCCTTATACAATGGCTCCCCCTTATATAGAAAGGTGGCCAGCTTTGTGCCGTTAGCTCGAGGGACCGCAGGAAATGCCAAAGTCGAAATAAGGTGCTGCCGGCAGAAAAAGCCGCCGGCAAGCAGCTTATCCTCGTTGGGGATAGCGACAATATCAATGTCTCTCACCTCCCCTTTACCGCGGCGGATGCTCCCGGCGACTTCGACCTTGTCGCAAACAGGGATCAGCTTTGACACGATCTCCACGGCGAGCTTGGTTGCCTCTATAAGCTTCATAACTGCACCTCCTTAGATTTGTGGCCATGGTTCGATTTTTCATGGCAGCCGTTTGAATTTTCCAGATCAGATATGATTTCTTTGAGAGAATCTCGGTATATAGTGGCGCCGGCTCCTAAGCCTTTGAGATAATTACGGCTCTTTTTGTGTGCTGCCTGTTCGCCCCTGAGTATTCTTGCTACCCTCTCCTCGGCCAGATTCCATATTAACCTTGTTTCATTACTGACCTTTGCCATCATCGCCCCCCTTCTCATCAGAATAGATATCACATAGGGTTTTTTGCTTCCTCTGAAACGAAAGTGCTCGGACATGCTCCCAGGGGCGATTGACTATCATATACACTTCCTCAAGCGTCCAGATGCGCTGCTGCGGTATGAAATAGTGACAGAAAATTAACAAGCCACCAGGCTTTAGCACTCGCATAACTTCCCGGAACACTTTTCGCCTGTCGGCGTAGTATGCGCCGTAGACCTTCTTAAACTTCCGATTATACGGCGGGTCAAAAATGATGGTATCCGCCACCTCATCCCTGAATGGTAGCTGGCTGACGTCGGCCTTGATGTTAGCCGGCATAATCTTGTCGACCGTGATACCGAAGTCCCAGGACCCTGAGCACAGATTCAAAATCAACCCCTGACACCTCGAGGAGATTAGATTTCTCACCTCTGGAGTGAAAGCGCCCAAGAGTTTCGCCCGGGTAAGCTTTTTCATTTGTGTGCCTCGTAGTAGGCACGCCCCTTGGCAGCGACCTCATCTTTGTGTGCCTCTCTGTAGGCACGCTGATAGGCAGCGACCTCATCTTTGTGTGCCTCGTAGTAGGCACGCCCCTTGGCAGCGACCTCATCTTTGTGTGCCTCGTAGTAGGCACGCCCCTTGGCAGCGACCTCATCTTTGTGTGCCTCTCTGTAGGCACGCCCCTTGGCAGCGACCTCATCTTTGTGTGCCTCTCAGTAGGCACGCCCCTTGGCAGCGACCTCATCTTTGTGTGCCTCGTAGTAGGCACGCCCCTTGGCAGCGACCTCATCTTTGTGTGCCTCTCTGTAGGCACGCTGATAGGCAGCGACCTCATCTTTGTGTGCCTCGTAGTAGGCACGCCCCTTGGCAGCGACCTCATCTTTGTGTGCCTCGTAGTAGGCACGCCCCTTGGC